TTGTAGGTTTTTTATTCTTATCTCTTTTAACTTCCTAAGTTTTTTTGAATCACTCATTTTCCAGTTCCGCTATCCTTTTATTTATAGCATCATATCTTACACAATATTCCTTAAGATTTAACCGTTCAAACCAAAATTTTTTCTGTAATTCTGCAAGCTGGTCATAATAATTTTTTATCAGGTCTTTATTTTTCATGTAATTCATACTTGGTAATCAATGCCTCTACAACATCTTCGGGCAGTATTTGTTTTAATAATGGATCAGACCACCCTTTAGGAGGTAACTGTATTACTTGACCAAACATATCTTCATCTTCACGTTGCCATGTGACTTCCCACAAAATAGCACCACCGAGCATGATTTCATTATTTGGCTTTGCAGAAACTTTCATTTATTTAGTAACCTCCAATTTCTTTTCTAGTTCTTCTATTGCAGTACCCATATAACCATACCAAGCTTTTACTCTTCTTAATTGTTTAGGATTTTCATAAGCTTGTGCAAGCATACGACAAAGAACATTACTAAATTGTTTAAACTCTTTTTCTTCTTTTTCATGTTGTGTAAGTTTTTGTCTTTTCATTTTTTGCTCCATAATTTTATGAGAAGTTCAAGTTCAGCAACCCTTTTCTTTGCTGCTGCGATTTTTTCGGCTGTTGTCATTTTGTGTTCTTGGAATATATTTCCATCCAACTATATCTGGTACAACCATAAAATCTTTTGTGAAGCTTTCTAAAGTTGTGGAACCTAGAGGGACACCCCAGCTTCCGTGATCATCATCATTAATTTTTGTCATAGTTTTTAAAAATAAAAAGGGGTCTTACATGAAATCACATCGGAATCCGTCTTTCGTTACCTAAAGGACTTAGATGAACCAATACATTGAAGGAACTCAATCCGAGCATTGGGAACTCAGATACTTTTAAAATTTCAATGCCCCTATAAATTAGGCTGGGATTGCTTCTGAGCTTCTACTTTTTACAGGTAATGTAAAGTCATTCACTCTTACCTGAATGGATGCTCCAGCACTGCCATCTCTTTTCTCAAAAGTATTAAGGTTGCCAGATCCTGTAACGGTAATTTGACTGCCTTTCTTGATATAGTCCATGACGACATCTCCTCGGTTGCCCCATACGGTGCAATCAATTTGAACAGTCACATCCTGTATGTCTGTTAGTAGTCTGAAGTTTGTTACCTTAGTACCTTGAGAAGTTTCCTTCTGTACTGGATCTGAGGCTAGGTTGCCAACGGCTGTAATGCTTAACATGATAATTTAATTAGTCAGGGTTGTTAGTTTTGTTCTGCCAATCCTCAATATCTAATCGATTGTACCGAATAGTGTTATTAAGGATGACAGTCCATTTCGGGCCACTGGGATGACCCTTGCGAGTTTTGGTTCTCCAAAGTCGCACAGTTTGAGGTTTTACACCAAGCTCTTCAGCTAATTGATCTGATGTGATTAGTTCATTCATGAATCCTCCTTCTCTAGAATAAGTGTCAGTAATCCATCTCTTTGATCTTCACTAATAGCATTAGTTTCATATCGTTTTGAAATGTTTTTCTTTAACAAACCGAGTTTGTCTTTATTACCTGGTTTATTAATAAAGGCTTCACATTCTTTGATGAACTTATCACTTTCAGATCTATCTATTGGTTTATTACTTGAGACAGTTGGTTTACTATCATCAGGTTTCAACCATGCCTTGTCCTTATCGTATAAAGACAGGCCAAATTGATCTCCAAAACTTTTCAAGGCTCTCTTCAAAGCATCACTTTCCGCTTCTTTAATTGCTGATTCATGTCTTTCACCAATACCACCCATGCGACCATGGCCAGAACCATAACCTTCTCTGATAACATTTCCAACGGTAATTCTTACCTTTGCAATATAAGAAACACATTTTGAATCTTCTGCAACAAGGCCAGCTTCTAAAGTTTCACATGACCAACCATCAAAACCGAAGATGCGGTTGGCTTCTTTAATAACGTGCCAGCTTTCAACATAAGCTAACTTCTGACCACCGCCACCTGGTCTGAAAGAAACATTGTCTTTGTTAATTTTTTGATTAAGCAGTTTTTTCTGCTCTTCATTAAAACTCATTTTTCTAAGGGGGTTGAAAATGCCCATCGGGGCAGGGATAAAGATTGAACTCCTGTTTGACACCAACTCGGCCAATCATCGAGAAGGCGGCATTCGGCAATCTTATCTAAAGCTTCTCTAGACAGTTTTTGCCCTTCTTGCAACGCATCATCATCAAGCTCCCATAAACCAACATCAAATGGATATTCAGATTGCACCACAAGAAAGATAAATCTCTTTGCTGATGGAATTCCATTTAGATAATGTTTTGCCTGCAAATGATAGGTGAAATTGGCAACAGCCTTAGCAAAGTCTCTAGGGTTTGCTCCTGTTCTACTGGTTTTCAAATCTACAATAGTTTCTTTATTCAACCAATCAGGTCGGCATTTACAGGTCAAACCAGTAGCCTTGTCATCCCACCAGTATGATTTTTCTGCAATACCAAAACTCAGCAGCTTCTTGGCATGAGGTTCTGAAAAGACCGCATCTCTCATCTTAATCGCATTTTCCATATCAGATTCAGTAACAGCCGTCATGCCTTTTTCTTCAGCTTCTTTTGCCTCCTCCTTACCTTTTTTAGTTGTCCTTGATGATACAGCAACAAACCTTTTTTCTAATTCATCAGGTTCAAGAACCGCACAATGGGTTAATGTTCCAAGAAGCATTGCACTTGTCGGTTTATGTTCTGGCCTGTCAGGATTTAGAAAAGAGTTCCAATAAGCCTTTGGGCCATGCTTAACCATTGTTTTTTGCATTGATGCTGAGATCGCATCATCAGCATGGTATTTTTCGTTTGAAATTTGAATTGATCCTGTTGTCATGAGTCTGTGTACCTCTTTGTGTGAGGGCCATATTGCATCATCAAACGTGGCCATGTTTTCAAAATAAGTGCCTTATCTTGTGGCATTGCAACAAGACCAGCCTGTGCAAGCCTCTTAAGAAAAGGTGATGCGTCTGGAGAATCAATTACAGATGCAAATGTATTGAAGATTTCTTTCTCAGTCATAGTTAAGATTGGGTTGCCGAGGTCGGAGCGTTCAGGGGTTGGTCGCTTCTTCCTCGGTGATTTATGAAAGCGTAAACCAAGATCATATTCACTCATCATCGTTTAGCAAGCTCCTCACACGCAGCCTTTATATTATTAAGGCAATGAATCTGGGTAGAACGTGTCAATGAATCCGTGAGCGAGATATATCCAATGCCAAAAATGCAGAGGTAAAGAAATAAATGTTTCATGGGGTTGGGTTTCAGGGGCTTTCTAATAATAACTAACGGTCAACACTTGTCAACGGCTGGTGCATAAATAATATCTTCGATATTTTTGATTTCAAGATGAAGTAATGCAATTTTTTCTATCGCTGCATATACCTCTAGCTTTGTTCTAGGCTCACAAAGATAGTCAATATACCTTTCTGATTCTTGCTCTAAAAAAGCTTTTTTGAATTGATATTCAAGTTTGTCGTTCATTTTATAATAAAACCTTTGTATCTTTTTTTGCTTCTTCCTTCAGTCTGTCTAAATCTTTCATCATTTTTTCTACAAAATCTTTTCTCTCAGTATCCCATTCTTCTTTTAAATATTTATTAATAGCTTTTCTGATCAAACCTGATATTGATACTCCTGGCCTGACACTTGATTTCAATAACTCATATTGACCTGGAGTGATTTGTATTGAAATTCTATGTAGCTTTTCACTCATAAGAAAAAACCTCTTTTGATTTTATTTTAACGATGTTTGATTGATCATAATAATCGTTTGTGCTTTTTAATGTTTGAAAGTCACTAAATGGGTCAACATCTGTTTTTTGTATTCTTTTTGGAGAATCACCTTTTAAAAATTGAAATCCAGCTTTTACACAAAGTTGTAAAGTATCAATCTCCCATGTAGCCTCTTTCTTTTCTTTTTTTTCAAGAATAACTTTCCTCAAAACAAGTGGTGCTAAATCAGTGGAATTATTTGTTTGAAATCTTTGCGAATATCCATTTCGGCATAAATCAAGCCAAAAAACACTTCTTTCAAAAGGACTCATATGATGTTTATATGCTTTTCTAGAGTTACAAAGCTCAACATAAATTTTCAGTGCAACAGCAGAAAAAAATGTAGTGTATCCACTAGACAAATATCCTAAAGAATCTAATTTTTGAAAATACTTTTGATGTTTTTTATAAATTTCAGATATTAATTTGTCATATCTACTGTTTCCATAAAGGTAAGTTCCAGCATATGGAGTGTTAAGTTTACAAATTGCATTTTTTACCATCGCACATTCTTTTTGTTTCATTAATATGCCACCAACAGTGATTCTTTCTGATTGGGTTCTTTTTTTGCCATTATCTAAAAGTTTTGCAACTTTATGAGGCATATTTCTTACGACACAGAAAGCAACTGTCTGGTTTGATTCGATTACTGCGTGTAATCTATGTTGTCCATTTATTAAAATTCCATTTTCATTAAAACAAAGACAATCCCAACTGAGATAAAATTCTTTTTTCCTCATTAAGGTGGCCAATTCTTTAATCCACATTTTTTTTACAATCCTGTTGTTTTTAAAATTGCAAGTCAAATAATTTTTGGCTTTTTCAGGACTGATTAATTCAATTTGAAAATCAATAGAGTCTAAATTTATTTTTAGATCTTTATATTCAAAAAGTTTTGATGGGGTTTGTATCATCATAATTTGATGCTAATGTAATGTCACTATAGCAACAGAATGATGTCACTTTTATTTTTGTTAAGGTTTATTAACTTGAAAATTTAGTGTGATTTACTTAGCATCCTTAAATCTTTTATCTCCTCTTTCTTTTATAAGGATAGTTTTTTCTTGCTGTGATATACCTTCATCTTTTAACATTTCTTGAAAAATATCAAAAGGTAGTTGTTTGATTGAAATTCTTTTCATTTTGCTAACTCCATAGTAATTATTGTCCAATCATATTCACCCCATTTCTTATCATCTCCCATACCACCATAAGGAATAACGTGCTTTGGCATATATTGAATGATTCCTAACCACTCTCTTAAAACATCTTGTTTTGTTTGATTTTTCCAATCTTTTTGATATTCAAGGATTCCCTTTTCTTTAAGAATTTTGCCGACTTTTTGATAAGTTTTTGGGAAACGTGCTGCAACGCTTCTTAGCTCATGTCTAAATTCGTGATTGTGCCAGTAAATTTTTGTCATTTGAGGGGGCTGTCTCTATACCTTTAATTATAGTCGAAGTATCAACAACTGTCAACAAGGTTTCATTACTTTTACATCAAATCCTTTTTCTTTCAACTCTTCAATCCTGTACTTCTGGATTTCACTAAGTCTCCCCTTTGGCCCTTTGACCTCAATAAACTTGACCTCATCTGGTTTCATACAAATCAAATCAGGTAAACCAGCTTTGTTGCACATAATTAACTTGATTACTGTCCACCCTTCTTTCTCGTGCTTGTCGATCAGCTTCTTCTGATATTGAGCTTCTGTCATTTCTATAATGCTTGATCGTATAGCTTTCCTTTGATTGTACTACCTGATAAACTTTTGGCTCGATTCCCTTTTCCGCAAAAATATAATGGATTTTATTTTTTCTATCCCTACCAAGAAAACTTGCTCTCTCTCTGCCCTGCAAATAACTTAGTGCAGAATAATCTATCCCCAAAAATATAAGATGATCGGCACTGCTTAAATTAACACCTTCTCTGCAACTCTTGACTTGACCGATAAAAACAGAATCGCTGACAGCATTAAAAATATCTGGATCATCTGTTGCTCTAGCACCAAAACTTTCTCTGAGCATTTTGCCCTCTGCAATAAAGCAATATAAAATGGCAATCCTTCCACTAAAATTATTCTTTATATATTCAATTTTGCTTTTATCAAAAACCACAGCACCATGATTCTCAGTGATTACATGGCCATTATAAATCTGACGTAACTTACTCATAACCTTTGCACCAGTATCAGCAACAACCGATCTTCCTGTTGGTCTACCAATAACACCGTTTTTTAATATCCGATAAGCAAGCCTGTAAGTTCTTCTGGACATCTTCACTATATGTACTTCTTCCTCAACTTCCTGAGTGAAGCCTGCTTCCTTCTGTGTCATTTGTACCGTATAAGGTTCAATGTCCTTTAATATTCTGCTTTGCTTGGCATCTGAATAATCTTTGATCACAACACCAGTTCCAACTCTTTTCTCCTTCACATCAACATAGTCACTAGCCCATCTGTAAAAATTCTGATATTTACTCCACAAAAAAGGTGTTAAAGACCACTGGTGATAAAGCTGACTAAAACTCTCAGGACTTGGTGTTCCACTCATCAAAATGATGCTGTTATATCTAAGCTGCAAGATATTTTGATATCGTTGTGATGGTTTTGGAAATGCTCCCACACTATGGGCTTCATCAACGATGATCATATTCCAACTTGTGCCTTTAAAATTTTTTAACTGTTCAAAGTTAGTTATGGATACTACCCTCTCAAGATTCATCTTTTCAACATCACTTTTTATGCTTGGGATTGCTTTTTTCTTGGTAATAACCAACACCTTTTCAAGTGCCATATTCCTGACAACAGATAATGAAACAAGTGTTTTGCCTGTTCTACATTCGCCACTGAGATATGCACATTTTTTGATCTGACAAAGCCTGGTCAACTTTCTGCTTGCCGCTTTTTGATATTCTCTTAATTTAACCATTGACCATACTGTATATGGTGGTATCTTACCCTATAGTTACACATAAACAACCCTAGATATGGAACAAGAGCAAACATTAAAAACAATTAATATTCAACTCTCGCAGGGTCAGATAAAATGGCTTGATGATAACAAGGGGTCTGAATCAAGATCCTGTTTACTCAGACTTATAGTTTCTGAAAGAATGGAGCAGGCTGCATAACAATGGATATAAAAGAAGAACTGCTTGGCCTTCCCAAGCACTGGGGTTTTGTTGCCGTTCAAAATAAAAGACCTTATCAAAACGATTGGCAGAATAATCCACTTACACGCTCACAACTTTTTAAAGAAATATCCTCCAAGAAGTCCACAGGTATTGGTGTTTGTTGTGGGACTCCTTCAGGTGGCTTATTATTTCTTGATCATGATGGGCCATCAGCAGCAAAAATATTAGGTGAATGGGGTTTTTCTCTTTCTTCATTACCACCATCATGGATGGTCACATCAGGTCGTGTCGGTAGATTCCAAATAATCTATCAAGTTCCAGAAAAGTATTGGTCAAAGATAAAGACACGAAAATTTCAAACAGGTGTCAAAGATGAAGATGGTTCTGTTGAACAGATCGAACTGCGATGGAATGGCACGCAATCAATAGTATCTGGTAAACATCCAAAGACTGACGGTTATAGATGGATGGAAAATCGTTCACCAAAAGATCTTGAAATAGCGGAAGCTCCCTTTGCCATAATCGAAAAGATGATGGAGCAAAAGAAAAAAACAAAGACACCACAAATAGAAACATTAAATTCAGATACAGACAAGGCACGTTCTCTTCTTCAGTCAATTAATCCAAATCGACTTGATGATTATGATGCTTGGCTCAAAATTGGTATGGCTGCTCATTCAGTCGGTGATAATTCACTACTCCACGATTGGGAACAGCTATCACAGAAGAACAGCAAATATCAATCAGGGGAATGTGAAAAGAAATGGGCATCATTTAAATCATCTGGGGTTTCACTTGGCACTCTTCAAAAGTTTGCTTCAGAAGATGGTTGGACTCCACCACCACGATCTTTTCCAACTTCAATAAAACCAGCAGAAGAGCCAACTCCTGTCCCCCGTAAATTAGAACAACTTACATCACAGGAACTTATAAACTTTCTACGTAACCTAAAACAGGAAATCAGATTCAATACCTTTTCTCATTCAATAGAAATGGATGGCAAAATAATAAAAAATATTGAACTTTTTTATCTGACACTTTCAGAGCTTGGTTATAAAGTACCGAAAGAAATGGCAATTGATTGTCTACTAAAAGTTGCCCATGAGAATGAATATGATCCTGTAAAGCTATATCTTGATCATTGCTACAACGAGATAGAACCAGAACTTTATGGCATTGAAAGATTGGCCTCGACATATCTAAGACCACAGGATCAAAAACTGAAGGAACCAACTATTTATGATGTGATGTTAAAATTAACTCTTATAAATGCGGTAAGGAGAGTTTACATACCAGGTTGTAAGCATGATTCAGCAACTGTTCTTCAAGGTTCTCAAGGTATAAAGAAATCATCATTCTGGCAGACATTGTTCGGCCCTTTCTTTTCAGATGCTCTCGGTGACATTTCTTCAAAAGATGATCTTCTTGTCCTACATCGTTCATGGGGGATGGAATGGTCAGAAATTGATGGGGTAACATCTAGAAAACACGCAGGGGTTGTAAAAGCATTTCTATCAAGGTCAACCGATCTTCTCAGAGTTCCTTATGGTAAAGCCGTTGAAGAATGGCCAAGAAGAGGAATAATTGTTGGAAGTTCCAACCGTGATTCTGGTTTACTAATTGATGATACAGGAAACAGACGTTTTCATATAATCCCATGCACCACAAAATCAATTGATCTTGATTCCCTACAACTTGAAAGAGATGCTTTGTGGTCGGCTGCAATACATTTATTTAAAAATAATGAATCACATTTTCTCTCTTATGAACAGGAAAACCAGATTGAAAAAGAAAATCTCGGATACATGGTGGATTCGCCATGGCTTTCTGTAATAACCAACTATTTAAACGATCCAGCTAATGCAATGAAAGACATAACAATAGAACTTTTATTAGCCGAAGCCATAGAAAAACCAATTGAAAGACAAACAAAATCTGACACAATGACTGTCTCATCTATTCTCAAATCCTTACATTATGAACGAAAAAGGAAACGAGTATCGGGAACACCTAAATGGGTGTGGTTCTCACCTGTTCTCACCTCTGTTCTCACTACTGGGAACGGCTAAAATCCCTGCTATCACTATCTTATATATATATGTTCTCTATGTTCTCTATGTTTTATATATAAATATAATAATAGGTAATATATCGGGAAATATAGCGTTAGGTAAGTTTGTAGCATTTCTGGGAACACTTGGGAACGTGGGAACACCTTGCAGTCTCAAATGAGTCTCAAATTACACAAATATTCATATTCTCGCTTTTCCGTGTAACATTTATGTAATGGCTAAAAAAGGCACAAAAATAGAAACACTCATCAGGTCACGAGAACTTGGCAAGATCATTGCCAAAGGTGGTCGTAGATCTGATTGCATAGAATATGCCTCTAAAAAATGGGGGGTAGGTTATAAATCAGTAGACAAATATCTTGAAATTGTAAGAGCCGAAATGAAAGCTGATTGGGACATGGAAAGACCTGAAATGGTGGCGAATCTTTTAGCGCAAGCTGCAACGTTACAAATGGAAGCTAGAGAAAAAGGCCATCTTCATATTGCTCTTGGTGCGATCAATACAGCAGCTAGACTTGCACAGATTATTTCGTGAGCATTTTAGACACAGTTCAACCTGGAAAAGTTTTATATCAAGTTGGTGCATTTGATCTCCCTACAACGCAACAAACGATAGAAAGAATTTATCAAGATTTATTACCTCATCAAGAAAAATTTTGTGCAGATACTCAACACAGAAAACTAGCTCTTGTTTGTGGTTTTGGTGCTGGTAAAACATATGCTCTGTGTTCTAAAGCTGTGATGCTTGCCTGTTTAAATATCGGTCATGTATCTGCTGTTTTTCAACCGACTGCGCCTATGCTGCGTGACATTTTAATTCGTACATTTAATGAATTATTAGATCAGTGGCAAATACCTTACACATTTAGAGCATCGCCACTTCCTGAGTATCAACTTTCTTGGGAGGAAGGAACACATACGATCTTGCTTAGAACAATGCTTACATATCAACGCTTGCGAGGCCAGAACCTCTGTGCAGTTGGATTTGATGAGGCAGATACCATTCCAAAACGAGAAGCAGAAAACGCTATGAACATGGCACTTGCAAGACTTAGATCAGGCAATGTTCAACAGTTCTATGCAACAACAACTCCCGAAGGTCATGGTTGGGCTTTTGAAACTTTTGAAAAAAATAGAAAATCTGATACTGCATTGATACAAGCAAAGACGGCTGATAATCCATATCTTCCAGATACGTTCATTCCGTCTTTATATGAGAATTATCCACCTCAGTTGATCAAAGCTTATTTGCTAGGACAGTGGGTTAATTTAACAAGCGGACAGGTTTATGACAGGTTCTCCAGAGAGCATCATGTCATCAGCAAAATACCGTTTGATATTAAGATGGAAACTTTACTTTGCGGTATAGATTTCAACGTAATGAACTGTAACTGTGTCATTGGTGTAAGAGACGGTGATAAGTTGGTGATCATTGATGAGATATCAAAACAAAAAGATACAGATGCATTGGCACAGGAGTTACTCAGACGCTATCCTTCAAACAGAATATTAGTTTACCCTGACGCTAGTGGTTCAGCACGTTCAACGATTAACGCATCAAAGACAGATCTCGCAATACTCCAAGGTTACGGCTTCGGTTCAATGGCTCTCAAGAGCAACCCCTTTATCAAAGATCGAGTTGCAACCGTCAATGCGTTACTACAGAACGGCAAAGGGGAAAGACGTTTGGCGATTCATGCCAGTTGCACTCGTTTGATTTCGTGCCTTGAATTGCAGAGCTACGATGAAAAGACAGGAGATCCAGACAAACAGAATGGATATGACCATATGAACGATGCCTTGGGGTATTTAATTTATCGTGAATTTAATTTGCTTTATGGTAGGGCAGGCAAGCGAACAGGGATTAGAATATATTAAAAGTAATGGTACTATGAGGAAAAACCGTGTATAGCTCTCTGAATATTTACAATCAGCCTGTAACACTAGCTCCTACAACGGTTGCAAGTCCTAATGCTGCCTATCAGAGAATGGCAAATTTCTGGGGTTTGGTTGAAGATTTGAAAGAGGGAACATACAAAATCCGTAGTGAACATAGAAAATATTTAAATCAAGAACCAAGAGAAACTGACGATGCCTATGACACAAGGTTGGCAAGGTCAACAGTAGTGCCGTATTTGCAGCGTATCGAGAAAATGTTAAGCGGTATGCTGGTCAGAAAACCTATTAGGCTTGATGATGTTTCGGATCTTGTTCGTGAGCAGCTATTTGATGTAGATCTCGAGGGTAATGATCTTAATGTCTGGTTATATCAAACAGCTAGGGTTGCAATTTCTTTTGGTCATGTTGGAGTTCTTGTTGACGCACCAAAAGATGGAGAAAAAGTCAGACCATATTGGGTGACATACGAGCCAAAAAATATTTTGGGATGGAGGACAGAAATTGTTGACGGGGTAAGAAAGTTAACGCAGTTACGATTGATGGAACAGGTTGTTGAATCTGATGGCAAGTATGGGGAAAAGATTGTAAAGCAGATCAGAGTATTAGAACCTGGGCGATATGAAATTCACAGAAAAAATAATAAAGGTGAATATAAATTGCATGATGAAGGAGAGATGAGCATAAAGGATAAGATTCCTTTTGCTGTTGCATATTCAAACCGAGTTGGATATTACGAAAGCCGAAGTCCTCTGTATGACATAGCAGAACTAAACCTTAAGCATTATCAGATACAAAGTGACCTTGATAATATTTTGCATATCAGTTCTGTTCCATTGCTTGCAGTCTTTGGTTATCCAAACGCAGATGAGATAACAACAGGCCCTAATGAAGCATTATCATTACCACCTGAATCAAGGATGGAATATGTCAGCCCATCTGGTGACAGTTATGACAGCCAGTTTACAAGATTAAAAGATATTGCAGATCAGATCAATACATTGTCATTAGCAGCTGTATTGGGTCAGAAATTAGTAGGAGAGTCAGCAGAGGCCAAGCGGATAGACCGTTCACAAAACGACAGCACAATGATGGTAATAGCACAGCAGATGCAAGACTTGATTGATAACTGCCTTAAGTTTCATAGCGAATATCTTAATGAGCCAAATGCTGGCAGCAGTTTTGTAAACAGAGATTTTGTTACTGCAAGATTAGAACCACAGGAGATTCAATCATTACTTGCATTATTTACTGCTGGTACTATCAGCCAAGAGACATTACTTACACAGTTAAGCAGTGGTGAGATTCTCGGTGATGACTTTGATGTGGAGGAAGAAGTTGAGGCAACACAATCAGGTGGATTGATTGAAATGGAAGCCCCAACAGAACCTGACGCAGCTTAATGAATGGCAGTTCCAGAGGCTTTCTACCGTGAAGCGATTGATCTGAACAGATACAGCAATAAAGTTCAGTTTCAAATTGCTAGTCAGTTTAATGAGGTAATTTTAGATGTTCTTAGAAAGATAAGAGATCTTGAGGGCAACAGTCCAACCACAACTGCAAGGCTTCGATCAATATTGGCACAAATGGTTGATAGTTTGAAAGGATGGGAAAATGAAAGTGCAGCTTATATGATTGATGAACTGCAAAACTTGGCAGAGTTTCAAGTTGGTTTTGTTAAAGATCAACTGCAAAGAGTTTTACCAAAAGGAGAGTTTCAAGTAAATACTGTTGCTGTTTCTCCTGACTTTGCAAAATCTATTGTCACAAAAGATCCGACTGCTTTAACTATTAGATTGAGAGATAAAGATGGTGTGTTTAGATCTGCTCAATTTGCTTTGACTGCAAAAAGAGGATCGGAAATATCATTACCAAATGGCAAAAATGTAAAAAAATCATTTAGAGGTATTGCTGAAGATTCTGCTTCAAGACTTTCAAAAGCAATCAGACTTGGTGTTTTAGAAGGTGAGTCTTTACCAAAGATTGTAAGAAGGCTTAAAGGGCCAAACCTTAGATTTAATGCCAAACCACAAAATGCAATTGCATTGAACTCTGCCTTAAAAAATTCTGAGGGAATGCTTCTATCAAACAAACAAATTCAAACTGTTGTAAGAACAACTGTTAACCAGGTACAAAATGCAGCAAGTCAGGCGGTTTATGCAGCAAACAAAGATATAACAGGCAGATATCAATATGTTGCAACACTTGATGCAAGGACAAGTTCTATCTGTCAAAGATTGGATGGTCAGTTGTTTAGATATGATCAAGGCCCTGTTCCTCCACAACATTTCAACTGTAGGTCAACTACTGTTCCTGTAATTGATGACGATGATTTAGCAAGAGCTTTTCCAAATACAAGACCTTCCGCAACTGGTCGGGTTCCGCAAGATACAAACTACGCGACATGGTTGAAAGATAATCCTGATGTACAAGACAAGGTATTGGGCAAAAAGAAAAGATATTTTAATTATTTGATGAGTCCTAAAAGAGGTGCAAAACAACTTAACGCCACAAATGCTTTAAAAAAAATTATCCGTGAAGATGGAACAGAGTTAACATTAAAAGAGTTAGCTGCAAAATACAAAGATGCCAATTAAAAAAGGAAAATCACAAAAAACAATCACTGGCAATATTAGAATGTTGATGAAAGAAGGCAAATCAAGATCACAGGCAATTGCTATTGCATTGTCTACAGCAGGAAAAAAGAAAACAGCTAAGAAACGTAAAAGGAAGTAATATAGAAACAGCTACTTTTATTGTCATGCCTTCACACTATGGATCAATGAAACCAAAGGGTAAAAAGAAGAAAAAGAAGGGAGGTAAAAAATAATGGGATATACATTCAAAGTCCAGACTTATGATGAGTCAAAGCCAAAGGCTGAAAAAGAAACAAAACCAGCAACTAAGAAAAAAACCAAAAAGTGACTAGAAAATTTAGGCGAGTTCCAAAAGACAAAAAGACAGGTGTTCCAAAAAAATATCTGTCTGGAGCTATGAATAAGTTAGCGAAAGCTGCTGAAATCAAGAGAACTGCCGAAGCCTACAGAAAAGGAGAATTTATTGATATAAAGGCTGTATCTAAATCACGCACAGAACAAAATGTCTCAAGCAAGAAGAAGAAAACCACTAAGCGAAAGCGTAAAAGCTAGCCTTAAGAAAAAGGCAGAAGGCACTCGCTTTTTTTATGGTGAACTTGCAGAAGTTTATCGTAAGGGTCAAGGTGCATATCTTTCTGCTGGATCTCGTAATGTGCCGATGGGTGCGTGGGCAATGGGCAGAGTGAATAGTTATATGACAGGTAAAGGTGGAGCAAGAACAGCAGACGCTAAAATTTATTCAAAATATCAAAAGAAAAGATAATGGCTCCTCTAACAAAAAAACAAAAAGAAACCTTGAAAGCTCATTCAGTGCATCACACTAAAAGACATATGAATTATATGGTTAGAAAAATGCGTGAGGGTATGAGTTTTGCAAGAGCGCATAGAATGGCACAGGAGAAGATAGGCAAATGACATTAAGTAAAAAAGAAAAGATAGAACGTAAGCTGAAAAAGTATGGCTTAACAGAAGTTAACAAAGCAAAACCAACTCCAGGACATCCAACAAAATCTCATGTTGTGCTTGCAAAAAAAGGAGATGAGGTTAAATTAATCAGGTTTGGACAGCAGGGAGTCAAAGGTGCTGGCAAGAATCCAAAAACAAAAGCAGAAAAAAAAAGAAGGGCTAGTTACTACGCAAGACATAATGCCCAGAACCCAAATCCAACGATATTTTCACCATTATTTTGGTCACATAAGGTCAAATGGTAATTTTCGCGATAATATTATAAATAAATATTAAGATTTTTTATGTCAGAAGAGCCAATCAAGCCAAACCCTTCTCCTGAACAATATGCAGCTTTACAGGAAGAGTTACAAAAGCTAAAAGCTAATAATGCAAAATTATTAGATCAGAATATAAAAGCAAAAGAAGCAGGGAAGGCTATCCCACCAGATGTTGATGTAAATGCCCTGATTGCCTATAAGCAGAAAAAAGAACAGGAAGAGCTTGAGGCACAGGGTAAATATGAGGAGGCAAGAGAGAAACTTGCAACCCAGTATCGAGAAGCTGAAGAAGCCAAAAACAAAAGAATACAGGAACTTGAGCAAAGACAAAGAGAGCTTGAAGTGGAAGCCCCTGCTGTCAGTGCATTAGCTGATGTAGTACACGATCCACAATATGTATTGTCAAGAATAAACAGAGATCAACTTGCAAGAGAAGCTGATGGTACTGTTGTCATTGTTGATGGTTATAACAGAACTCCCGTAAAAGATTGGGCGCAACAAAAGATGCCTCAATGGGTTCAGAAAAACCCAAGACCACAGGGCGGTGGTGCTACGACAACCAAAGTAACTGCTGATGTAATTACAGGAGAAGCCAACCCCTTTGCCAAAGAAACTTTTAATTTAACTGAGCAGGCAAGATTGTATCGTACAGACATTAATAAATATAATATGCTCAAAAACGCAGTTAGCGGTTAATATAAAGTTAACTTGTTTGTATA